GTGGCCAACGACGACAAGCCAGCAGGCTACGCTGGCCCGAGAGAGAGACGGGATCTTCGGCGCATTAAAATAAAGGGGTTCATCGAGGACGGTTACACGACCGCAGATATAGCCGCGGAGTTCGGAATCACCGATCACGGGGCATTAAACCTCCTCTGGAGGCTCGGCCTGAACAAGATGATGCAGGCCAAAAACAGGGAGCGGAAGGCGGCCTCGCGCGCAGGCAAAATAGAGGCGATCCGCACAGGCATCGAGGCGGGCGAGACCGTCTACCAGATCGCGGCCAAGTTTGGCATGACGGCCCCCTCGATCTATCATTTTTCGCGCAGGAACGGCATCGCCTGGCCGGGGCGGTGGCGCTCATCCAGGGGCAAGTAGGATGGGTGGCTCAGTACACATCATAAAGGCCGCCGCGCATCATTGCTGGCAACAGGAGCAGTGGGCACACGCTGAATTTTACCATCTGATGAGCGAATTTCAGCGGGCCGAGCTGGCCGCGGTGGGCCATCATCCGTGGCGCGGGATCATGTCGCCATCCTTGCTCGCGCTGATCAGGCAGCTTGAAATATCGGGCGCTTACGATCCTGGAAAACTCAGTGAGCCGAGGGCCAAATCCAAAACGCTATCGGTCTATAAAAATTCCACCTACGACTGTGAAATCGCACGTCGAATTGAGGCCAGAAAGGCATCTTCCTGATGGCGCGCTTCCCGACCATGCCCCTACGCACTGACGCGCTCCTCGGCGACACCGGCCACCTGACTGCCACCGAGTTCGGCGGCTATCTCAGGATCATCATCGCCATGTGGCGGAATGGCGCCTGGCTCCCCAGCGACGACCGCCTGCTGCGTAAATACTCGACGCTCCATGCCACCCACTGGAAGCGGTCCCGCACAGTCATCTGCGCGTTCCTCACGTTCGAGGGAGATCGCGTCACCCAGAACAAGGTTACAGAGGAGTGGGAGCTTGCGATCGGGAGGTCTGAAAAGGCCGCAAAATCGGCAAATTCCCGTTGGGAAGGTGGTGCTGCTGGTAGTACCAGTAAGACATACCAGCAAGACATACCAGCAGAACACACCAACACTGATGATAAGCCGTTGAAAACAAACGACTTGGATAATGCGAACGCACAGCCGGAGCATGGCCGGGGCAATGCAATCCAGAATCCAGAATCCATAGAGAAGAAAGATGCTCCTCTTCCTAATGCGCGTGCGCCCGATTCATTACCAATCATTGACCCAAATATTTTCAAAACATCTGAGACCAGAGAACGTGTGCTCGAAGCAGCGGGAATAGACATCTCAAAATCATCGTGGCCAACCAGATGGCTGGGTTCTGAGACCGCACACACCATCAGCCAGTGGGGGGGCCTCGACCTGACCGAGGACGAGATCGTCGAGACCGTGACAGAGGTCATGGCGAAAAGGACGGACCCACCCAAGAGCCTCGAATATTTCACGCCAGCGATGCGAGAGCGCGCCGGCCGGAAACTCGAACCAGCACTGACGCCAACCACATCAGGAGGATCAAACCATGTCGGACAATCTCCCCGCGACCGGGAACGAGATGCCAAGCTCAAAGAAACTCTTGAGTACGCCAGATCTCTGGATCAAAAGCGTCAAAGAGGTAACTGAACTGCTCAGGCAGCCGGAGATGGGGGCCACAGAGTTGGCAGCGTTGCTGCACGGGTGCCGGATCATATATCCTTACGCGAAGTCCCCAACCGCCGCAGAGATGAAACTGGCGGTCTCCATGTGGGTGGACGCGCTCGAAGGTGTCCCACAGCCATTTACCGGCGAGGCATTCCGCCATTGGATCAAGCACGGTAAGGACGTGCCGCCCGTACCTGTGAACATCATTGAGCGCGCGATCGCCAACATGACCTCCGCACGCAAGAGGATATCGATGGAGCAAGTTCAGCCGCCGCCACTGCCGGAGCCGACCACGCTGTCACAAGAGCAGCGCAAGGAAATCAGCGACCGCGTGATGAGCATCTACAGCAGGAACCCTTCGCGCCGGAAGCACCATAGGGAGGACAAGACATGAAGCTGGTTGACCCCAAGGACTTCGCCGGTTCCTGGACCATCCCGCGATACATCTGGATGAACTACGAGCCAAAGATAGGCGATCGCATCATCAGGCCACACCCGTTCACCCGCATGGAGCAGCACTACGATGTAGGCCCCCCGCATAGCTACTGGCGCCCAGGAGTGTGGAACATCGACATCGACGACAGCCAGCCCGTCGCCCACGATATGGGCAAGGTCCAGATCGACATTCTCGGCATCATGGAGGTACGAGGCTATCCCCGCAGGATCGGCTACACCCGCATCTTCACCACCCCTAATAGTGGGCCACTCAAGCGTTCAGGGATGATCGTACACGCGATCGGCAAACTCCGGCAGGTATGCGCTGGCGTCTAGCTTCAGGTACTACGTGGGCGTGGATGCAAGTCCAGTTCAGGTTCGCGTTGAGGAATGAGGGGGCGCCGAGGCTGGATTGCAACGCGCGGGCAGATGCGCGCGAGCCCAGAGAAGGAGACGATGGTTATGGTCAATAACACCGATACCAGCGCCGCGGCCAAGCCGGGCGAGAGCGAGGTGAGAAACCTGCAACGACGGGTTCTGATGGTGCTGGCTGAGTCGGCCATGACCGCCGACCAGGCCGCCGACCGGCTTTATCGCTCTCCATTGGCGATCAGGCCGCGCTTCACAGAGCTGAAGATTGCTGGTAAGATCAGGGACACCGGCAAGCGCCGGCGGAACCACAGTGGTAGATCGGCGGCTGTGTATGAAATCGTGAGGGCGCAGACCCAAGCGGAGGACAATGATGGTTGAGGTGATCAAGGACGGCAGGACGACGCGGCTTCTGGTGAGCAACGAGGACATCACCGAGTGGCTACGGTCCCTGGCCGACGAGGCCGGGCTTGCGGATCGTGAGACACTGGATGTGCAGTTCCACCGCGAAACGGACAACATTGACGCTGGATGCAAATATGGCAGGCTTTGGCGCGGGCCCGTGAACATCATGTACCTGCTCTCAAACGTCGAGGGGTCGCGCCGGACGGGGGAGGTGGGATGAGCAAGGCCCAGACGAAGAAGCGGCACAAGGCCGAGGCCGCGCGGAGGGACCGTGCGCGCAGCGACTTCATCCACGAGATGATCGAGACCTCGGCTGATATGGTCTTCTGGGGCGTTCACATCATCACCGGGTTTGGTGACGAGGGCTCCATCATAGCCGCCCAAGACCACGCTGCCGCTGTGGTTCTGGCCAACAGCTACAACATCGGCAAGTGGGGAGGCACCAGCCCGCCCGAGATTGGGACGCTGCATTTCGCCTATCCGTGCCCGTGGCCGCACCCTCCGATCAAGCACACCGAGAGCCTGGCCGCAATGGCAGCGGCGACCGCGCCGGCGCCTGACCCGGCGAACGACGGGGCCCCAGCATGAACAGCGCCACGCGGATCAAGCAGATGCGGGACCACCACATCCCCGCCATCGAGGCAAACTGCGCCAACTCCAACACGGTCGAGGGGATTCGAGGCTTGCTGCGGGCATATGCGGCGATGCGCGAAGCCTGCAAGCGGCTGTACGCTGACAATGATGCGCTGCGCGTGGCGCTCAACGAAAAGAGGGGCGAGGGATGAGTAGGGGGGCCAACCACTACAAGAAGATTCGCACCACAAGTCAGCACGACTACGAGGTCCGGTGCTTGACCAAAAACGGCTTAGTCACCTACGGCGTCTATCAGGTCGGCACCAACATCAAGTGTTCCGGCGTCATTGGTGACCGCGGCCAGGCCGAGGATCGATTGAACGCGCTGCGCGCCAAGGCGAAGAATCCGAAGAAAGAGCGGCGCTGCATGGGGTGCAGCACGCTGTTCATGAGCTCCGGTATAGGCCATCGCCTGTGCAAAGCCTGCGCTACGCGGGGCTATGTGTGCTCGAAAGACTGGTGAGAGGATGACCCCGAGGCAGCGCGCAATCGAAGCCAATAAGAGGCGCCGCGATCCGGTCATCATGGATCGCATGGCGAGGGCCGGGATTTCCACAACCTCCCAGCTCGCCAACATGGCCGGCGTTGCGCTTACATCGGCTGGCAAGTTTATCATCGGTGATCTGCACCCTGGCGGAAGTACCAAGGTCGACTACAGCGACACATTATACGCGCTGTGCGCCGTTCTGCGGCTCGACCCGGAGGAGGTTGCGCCTCTTGATCCAGACCCATGCCTGGTCGAGTGGGCGGACGAGGCCGTGGCCGGCCTCGGCGGGGATGTGCCGGACCCGGAGCACGACATGGGCGCCAGGCAGGCGGCGAGGGTGGCGCTGTCTGGGTTGACGGCGCGAGAAGAACGGGTGGCCCGCCTTGTGTTTGGCTTTAGCTGCGGGGAGCACACCCTTGATGAGGTCGGGCGCGAGTTCAGCGTCACTTCGGAGCGCATCCGTCAGATGCTGGCAAAAGCCATAAGAAAACTCCAGCACCCAAAATTCCGGCCAATCCTGCGAGACTACCATCCAGGCGATGCGATTGTGAGAAAGAGCCGCGCCGACAGGGACAGGTCCGATGGACTGCGACACCAACGCGAAGATATTTACAGGCAGTCAAAGTATGACGCCACTGTCCGGCGATCGGTCGAGAACGCCGCCGACATGGAATCACGCCAGCGGTGTATCTGCCGCAACTGCAAACACTGCTTCCTGAACTTCATGGAACGAAAGACACTGCTGATCGGCGCCTACGGAAGATGCTCCGCCCACGGCGACCGATTTGTGAGCCGGGAGTTTTTGTGCGACGATTACGAGAGAGCGCCGGGCTGGCGCGATCAGGAGGGGACCACCAATGGCCAATGAAGCCCACAGAGCCGCGAGACAGGTCTATGAGCGCGCCCTGGCGCACGAGCAGCGCGTGAGCGGGCGAGGCAGCTACTTCAGCCTCCCGTACTCGCGCCGGGTGATCAACGCTGCCCAGGTCGCGAGCCTGAAGGCGTGGAGCGCCATGAGGGCAGCGAGGACACCCAATGGACGATGATACCGAAGATGACAACAACGGGGACCGCGAGGGGCTTGCTCAGGTAGATGTTTGCGATGACGGGTGCCACGCCTTTATCACGATAGTGCAGTACGGCATTGTGGTGACGATCCCCATGTCCAAGGCGCAGGCTTTGGGCCTCGCTGACCGTCTCACCAAGGCTTTTGACCCAAAGCCGGATTCTTATCCGGATGGGAATGCCGACACACCAGAGCGGAGGGCCAAGACCGAAAAGATGCACTGACGTAGAGGCAGGCAATCGGGTGGGAGCAGTGTGATTGCAAAGCGCAGAGAGTATGTCGAGGATAGCCGCCTCGACAGCCGAAACTACACGTGGTTCGGCGTGAGGGTTACACCTCAGAAGGAAACTGTGGCGGAGTTTGTTCTACGGGACGAGGGGTTCGCTACATTCGTTTTGGTCAGGAAATCATGGGAGTTCAGCAACGGCACGACCAAGGCGAGGATGAAAAAGCGCGAGATCCGGCGGCCTATTTTGCCGGGCTTGGTGTTTGTGGGCATGAACGACCGGACGCCTGGGTGGGATCGGGTCTTCGCCTATCGCCTGGTGATCGGTGTTGTCGGGTGGGGCGGGGAGCCTCGGCCCATCCCCCACGATACGAGGCCGGCGAGCAACGGACTCCCCGAGCGCCCAGGTCTGCGATCCCTGATCTGGCGGCAGGCAGGGGGCGAGTTCAACGCCCCAGACTACGAGAAGTACCAGGACACCCACCGGACATTCGCGATCGGCGATGATGTGGTGACGCTCGGCGAGGCCATGCGCGGCAAGGTCATGGGGATGGAGGATCGAACGGCCAAGGTTCTTATCAACTTCTTGGGTGGTCATCGCATTGTCACACTAGATGTTGCAAAGTTGCGCGCGGCAGAGTAATAATCGGTCTCAGACTACCGCCGGAGGGGCTTGTCTACGCGGCTTGCCCAAGTGCAATCTGCCACGAGGATGAAATCGTGGCCATGGTTGCGGCGTGGCGGATCGAAATTCAGCAGGGTGGAGAAGCGGTCATCTCGTTGGGTTCATCGCCTGAAGATCGGGGGTTCGAATCCCTCTCCTGCGACCAATGCCAGAGGGGAGCGCCGCGAGCAAAACGCCCGCCAGCCGTGGAGCGCTGGCGAACAGCGGCAATATTAGGGGGTCAGCCCAATGGATAGGCTGAAAACGTGCGACCGATGCAAATACTGGTGGCCCTCCTGGCCGTGCGGCGCCATGCCGTCCGAGGGGAAGCAGCCGGGCGCCTCCAAGTCAGCCCCGTGTTGCAGGTTCCCCCCCCAGATCACAACCGGTGGCTACAGCGAGTGGCCGGTGGTCTACGACAAGGCGACGTGCGGAGAGTTCATGCCTGGCGTAAACAGGGAGCCGAAATCATGATAAATCACATCATTTCCATGCTTGCCGCGGTCATGCTGGTGGGCGGGTGTCAGGGCATTGCCACCGCTGGTCATCTGCCTGATGGCGTGGCTCAGGCGCAAATGATTTGCGGGGAGCGCGATGCGGTTATCGCCAACCTCGGAAATAAATACGGCGAAGCTCGGCGCGGCGTCGGGGTGAACGGCTCCTCGATCGTTGAGGTCTGGGCCTCGGAGGCGACTGGAAGCTGGACTATCATCAGCACCTATCCGAACGGTGTGTCCTGCGTCATGGCGGTTGGCGATGGCTGGCAGGATGACGAGGTTGAGCCAGCCGGCAGCCCGGCCTAATCCGATGGCGCAGAAGAAGACCACCAAGCCGAAGGCGAAAAGCAAGGGGCCAACAAAGGCAGCTCTGGCGGCCATCGACCGCGAGAAGAAGATCAAGCGCGTTTGCGAGCGGATCGCGTCGAGCGCCGACAGCGTTGCGGTCATCTGCGCGCCTGGGATCAAGGACACCCCACCCCGGAGCACGTTCCTGTCTTGGTTGCACCAGGAGGGCGGCAGCGGGCCGGTGACGGACGCATATCGGGCGGCCAAGATGGCTCAAGCCGACTTCATGGCCGAGGAGATCATCGAGATTGCCGACGACACAAGCGGCGACACTGTGACGAAGACCCGGCCTGACGGCAGCACCTACGAAGAACTCGACCGAGAGTTCGTTGCGCGGTCCAAGGTTCGGATCGACGCCCGGAAGTGGGCGGCTGGAAACCTTCGGCCTGACTTCTACGGCGACCGGACGGCGATCGACCTTACCACCACCACCGACACGGAGCACATGACCGACGCGGAACTTGAGGCACACACCCGCCGCCTTGCCGACCGCTTGGGCGTCATCCTCCCAGAGAGACTTCTTGAGCCAGAGTAACGGGCCAGCCCGATCCGATGTTGACAAGTTCGCCGAGGCGATGGCGCGGTGTGAGCGACGCAACAAGCAGCGCATATTCGGGATGATATACCCGGACGAGGACCGCAGGCTCCTTGACGGCACGATAATCCACTCTCGGCATAAGTACGCCAAGCACCTGGAGTTCTTCAAGGCCGGGGCGGAGTACCGCGAGCGCTGCGTCATGGCGGCGAATCGAGTCGGCAAGACATTCGGCGCCGGTGGATTTGAGACAGCCGCGCACCTGACCGGCAAATACCCACACTGGTGGGAAGGCCGCAGATTCAAAGACCCGGTAAGCTGGTGGGCGGCGGGCAAGACCAACGAGACCACGCGCGATATCGTGCAGGCGACGCTGCTCGGCGGGATCACAACCGAGGGCGGTCGCAAGCACCTGGACGGCACCGGGATCATCCCCGGCAAGGAACTCGGCGGCCTGACTTGGAAGCAGGGGGTTTCCGATCTGGTCGATACGATCAAGGTCAAGCACACATCAGGCGGCTGGTCGGTTCTCGGGATCAAGTCCTACCAACAGGGGCGTGGATCGTTCGAGGGCACCGCCAAGCACGGAATCTGGCTCGACGAGGAGCCACCCGAAGACGTTTATGGCGAGTGCCTGATCCGCACCGCCACCACCAACGGCATCGTCATGCTGACCTTCACCCCTCTGGAGGGCATCAGCGAGGTCGTCATGGGCTTCCTGCCCAACGAGCTGGAAGAACCCAGCGACCCAAGAGGAGACTAGCCTATGTCCATGAAGAACTATACCCGCCTCAACCCCGGCGCCCGTCTCATTGATGGTGACCATGTGTCCGGCGCCCACCGCGGCCAGGACGTGTTTGTGAACTTCGACGATTTCAGCGCCTCACTGGAGGCGTTCGAAGCGACCCTCGCCACAACCGCTGGTGTCGGCATCACCGCAGGCACCGGCACGCTGGTCAAGACCAGTGTCAAGCGCGACGGCGATCTGGTCACGACCAAGATCCTGCTCGACCTGACCGGGCTCAACTCCAGCGCTGGAGTTGACGACATCATCGGCGTGGACGGCGTGGGCGTCGCCCACCTCGGCCAGATCACGGCGGCTCGCAACGGAACCCTCCTCGGCGGCACCATGACCTGCCTCGAAGCCCCGGCCACCGGCGACGTGGATATCAACCTGTATTCCGCCGTCGAGGCTACGGGCGTCGAGGACACTGCGATCAGCGCCCTGGATGAGACCCTACTGCTGAACGGCGGCACGCATACCCTCGGCCTCGTGGGTCCGCTGGCAGCGGTCCCCGCTGCCGATGAGTACCTTTACCTGACGGGCGGCGGCACGACCGCAGCCACCTACACCGCTGGCCGGTTCCTCATCGAGCTTGTCGGCTACGCCTAAGCCATCGAACGTCTGCTGGACCTCAACGTAAAGGGGCCGCCCGCCCCCCTCTATCACCGGACATGCGCGCCCAGCGGGCGCGTTAACGGCCTCCGGCAGACTTGTTCATAACGGTCGAATGCTGGCGCGGGCAACTATTCAGAGGGAGATGATGGGCAGAATATCGGCGAGCAAATATTGTGTCATGATGGGCTGGGATGATGTCCCGCACCTGACCAAGGCCGCCAAGGATGATCTGCTCTCGTCAACGCCGCCCCACCTCAAGGAGGCCCGGTCAAAGGGCATCCCGTCGATGGGTGCGGGCGCGATCTATCCAATCTCGATCGAGGAGGTATCGGTTGATCCCTTCCCGATCCCGGCCTTCTGGCGCCGAGGCTACGGCTTTGATGTCGGATGGAACAAGACGGCGGCGATCTGGCTTGCAGAAGATCCGGCTGACGGCACCCTCTACGCCTACGCAGAGCACTACAAGGGAGAGGCGATCCCGGCTGTCCACACCTTGTCGATCAAGGCGAGGGGCGATTGGATAAGGGGGGCGATCGACCCCGCCAGCCGGAGCCGGAGCCAGGACGAGGGAAAGCAGCTTTTCGTCACCTACGCCACTCTGGGTCTACACCTGGTCCCCGCCGTCAACGCGGTGGACGAGGGTCTGTACGAGGTCTGGTCCAGGCTTGAGACCGGGCGCCTGAAGCTGTTCACCACGCTTGTGAACACGAAGTCAGAATACCGGCTCTATCGCCGGAACGAAAAAGGCAAGGTGGTCAAGAAGTTCGACCACCTCATGGACGCTCTCCGCTACGCCGTGATGACCTTCGGGCAGATCGGCAAGGTCAAACCTCCCAGCCGCCCGACGAACAGCGCGGTGCCGGTGGTCGATGAAAGGGCTGGATACTAATGCCACTAAACGACCCAGGTGCATATGACCGCGATCCGCAAGACCAAATGGATGACAGATCCTCAGAGGAGATGCGCCAGGAGGAGAAGCAGGAGCGGATGAGCGCGTTCGTTGCCGGTCTGGCTGCGGAGGCTACGCGCCGCGTCGGCAAGCGATACTCCATCGAGCAGCGGTGGATCGAAGACTTGCAGCAGTACCACGGCATCTACGACCGCGAGACGCTGGAGCGCCTGAAGCTCTCCAAGGGCTCTAAGGTGTTCATCAACCTGACCGCGGCGAAGACCGACGCCATGGAGGCGCGGCTGTGGGATTTGCAGTTCCCGACCGATGACCGCAACTGGAGCATTGGTCCGACGCCGGTTCCAGACCTTACCGATGCGGCGGAGGCGGCGCTGTCTCAGGTGGATGAGGCGCGAGATCGCGCCAACGCCGCCCAGGCCCAAGGCCAGGAGCAGATGGCCGCCGGTGACGCCAACGCCGCCCAGGCATCCGAGCAGGAGATGCGGGCGGCAGAGACCGAGCAGAACATGGCCCAGGCGGCGGCAGACGACCTCCAGGAGAAGATTCGCGAGGCATCCCGCCGCAGTGACCTGATGCGAGACGAGATCGAAGATCAATTTGTGGGTTGCGACTACCAATCCCAGGCCCGCGACGTGATCGGCGATGCGACCAAGCTGGGCATGGGCGTCATCAAGGGGCCGGTGATCGGCTCCAGCGCCGGCAAGCAGGTATGGGTGAAGGCCGCGGAAGGCGATGGATACGAGCTGGGGAACGCAAAGGAGACGGCGCCGAGCGCCTACCGTGTGGACCCGTGGAGCTTCTTCCCTGATCCGGATGTTCCGAAGGTACAGGACGGCAGCGGATGCTTCGAGCGGCACCTGATGAGCAAGACCATGCTCCGCAAACTCGCCAAGCGCCCGGACATCGACAAGGACGCGGTGCGCGAGCTCTTGAGGAACGACCCATCGCTTGGGACTATCCCGGCCTATATCACCGATCTGCACGACCTGACCGGCCAGACTGACGGAACCATCCCCGCGACCTACCAGGTCTGGGAGTACACCGGCCCGGTCGAGACTGAAGACATGCAGATGCTCATTGAGGAGATGCGAGATCCTGAAGACACGGCGCCGATGGAGGATTTGGACCCGATCGAGGAGCACCATGTTCGGGTCTGGTTCTGCGACGGCAAGCTGCTGAGTTTTGGGCGCCACCCGCTCGACAGCAAGGAGACCATCTACAGCGTCTTCACGATCCGGGCCGACGAGGCGACGCCGTTCGGCTTTGGTATTCCCTCGATCATGCGCCACCCCCAGGCGATCATCAATGGCGCCTACCGGATGATGATGGACAACTCCGGCCTATCCACCGGCCCGCAGATTGTCATCAACAAGACCGCGGTCGAGCCAGAGGACGGCAACTGGACGCTCCAGCCGCGCAAGGTATGGCTTCGGGACGACACAACCAGCCAGCCCGGCGTCAAGGTGTTCGAGACCTTCAACATCCCCTCGAACCAGCAGGAGATCGCCAACATTATCGCGATGGCGGAGGAGGCGGTCGACGATGTGACCGCCCAGCCTGCGATTGCGCAGGGCGAGCAGGGCACCGGCGTCACCAAGACTGCTCAGGGCATGGCCCTGTTGATGAACAATGCGAACGTGACGTTCCGGCGCATCGTCAAGAACTTCGACGACGATATCACCACGCCGGTGGTTCGCCGGTTCTACCACTGGAACATGCAGTTCAGCGAGAAGAAGTACATCAAGGGCGACTACGAGGTGAAGGCGCGCGGCTCCGGCGTTCTCCTGGTCCGTGAGATGCAGGCGCAGAACCTCCTCATGATCGCCCAGATATTCGGTGACCACCCTGTCTATGGGCCGAGGATCAAGCACGGGGAGTTGCTGGCCGCGATCTTCAAAGCGCACATGATCGCCACCGACGAGATCACCATGACCGAGCGCGAGTACAAGCAGTGGGAGCAGGATCAGAAAGACAGCCAAGACCCCGCCGCCGCGATCGAGAACGCCAAGATGGAACTCGCGAAGGCGGAGATGGACCTTCGCCGCGAGGAGATGGACCACAAGACGGCTCTCCACGAGCAGGAATGGGCCGCCCGCAAGGAAATTGCCGGCTGGACCTACGACGCCGCGATGGAGAAGGCCGCCGCCGCCCTGAACATGAAGCGCGAGGAGCTGGACGCCAGGATCTCGGGCAAGGCCGATGACAACGCGCACAAGGAGCGCAGTATGGCGGCGGAGATCGCCATGAAGGAGCGCACCGGCGTAAGCTCTGGGGGCGCGATCTGATGATCGATCGCAGTTCTCCCACATGGCGCAGGCTTCGCAAGCACCTGGATCTTAGGATCGCCGGGCTTCAGCGCCAAAATGAATACCCGATCTCCCCCGATGAGACGGCGATGATCCGGGGGCAGATCAAGGAGGCTCGCGCGCTGATCGCGCATGTCGAGCCCAAGAACGAACCGGCGGCGTTTGCCCCGGAAAAGGATGCTGGCCCGCTCTACTGATGAGCCGGACAGTTGCGACCGGGCCGCCGATAGGCCGCCCAAACCGCCGAGGGTAAGACCCCAAGGCACCCCGAGCGAACCGGCCTCGGCCCGTTCGTAAGCAATCAAACGCAGGTGAAACATGGCAGACGACGACACCATCAAGGTGGACGGCGCCGGTACTGATCCGGCCCCCGAGACCAAAGATAACACTTCCGACGAGCAGCTTTGGGAAACCATTGCATCAGAGGAGAAGTCCGGTGACGATACCGGACCCAAGGACCGCCCCGATGACGATCCGGGCGAACCTGACCTTGATGCTTCCAGCCCAGGCCCCTCCGAGGACGATAACGACGGTGGCGACGACCCTGACCAGAAGACACCCGCAGGTACGGACCCCGATGCGCTGACCGCCCAGATTGCGCGGCTTCAGCACAAAGTGGACAGCCAAAAAGGGCGCACTGTTTGGAGCCGTCGCGAGATCGAAAGCCTGACTGCCCGCATTACCAGCGCCGAGGAGGCGAAACGGGATGCCGGCGACACGACACAAGATACTGCCCGGCGTGAAAGTCTGGCGGCTGCCCAGGAGGAATACGGCGATGTGATCACTCCCCTCGTGGAGACGATCACCGAGCTGGAAGGCCGCCTCGACAAGCTGTCAGAGACCGACGCCGCGGAGCTCACCGCCGCGAAGGAGCGCCAACAGGCGCTCTTGGCGGAGGAGCGCGGGGTGTTTGAGACAGAGCACCCCGATGGTTTCAAAACGATCATCGAAAACCGAAAGGCTTTCAATGCTTGGATTGATGACCAGCCGAGGGCTTTGCGCGACACCTACGCGCATAACGCCCAGCAGATTGTGGACGGTCAGGCATCAGCGATTCTCGTCGGCAGGTTCAAGCAGGCCCTCTTGGAAGCTGACGGCGGCCCCGCCCCCGACCCTGAACAACGTGACAACGATCCGCTGCAAACCCGACGTGCTCAACAGCTTGCCGGTGCCAGAACCACCCAGACCAACGGCCGCCA